CCGCCTGTTTGCATGACCTGCACCGGATGCCCTGGCAGAGCCGCACCGGATAAAGCGGCCCCGCCCCACCGCCCAGCATTCCGCCGGGCATATCACGAAACACGAAAAGAGGTTTACACGATGACCACCCCAAACGATTCTCTGGACTTCTACCCCACGCCGGACAGCCTGGCCTTTGATATGGTTTTCTCCCTGCGGGAAGTAAAATCCGGGTTCACTACCTACCCGAAACCCATCCTTGAACCGTCCGCCGGAGATGGAGCGCTTGCGCGTCAGGTCCACGCTCTGGCGTTCAACGTCCACCACGACTATAAGACCGGCGAGGTTGACCGCTACGACAAGGAAA